CTGAAGACGCTGCAGATGTGGCACTAGAGGCCGCTGCAGTAGCAGAAGCAGAAGCGTTTGTTTCCGCTGTCTCTGCGTTAGTCTCAGCAGTTTCAGCATTGGTCTCCGCTAGTTCTGCCGCTGTCTGAGCAGTTTCTGATGCAGTCTGTGCTGCTTGCGCTGCTGTCTTAGCTGTCTCTGCTGCGGTCTGTGCAGTTTGTGCTGCGGATGCTGCATTGGATGCAGTAGTTGCATCTGCTGCTACAGACGCTTCAGAGCCTGCTGCGTTTGTTGCTGAAGTTGCCGCTGCTGCTGCAGAAGCACTAGCTTCATTTGCTTTAGTAGTGGCAGTCTGGGCGCTGGTAGCTACCTGTGAAGCATACGCATCAGTACTAGCATCACCAGAACCACCTGTTCCACGGAATAAAGGCATCTACTACTCCTACTAAAGAAAAGGAAAAGGGGCCATTGCTGACCCCCATAAGGTCGTTACTCTGCGACTGCGAGTACGAAACCAGCTTCAGGACGATATACCTGAACACCATACAGGCAATCAGCCGTGTACAGAGTTGAGAGGTATTCCTGCTTGTACTGGGTTTGCGAACGTACAGACTGCTGCTCTGCCATGATGATTGCATCACGGTGGAACAAGAGTGCAGCACGAGTGTCTACTGAAGACGCAGTGTTGTCAGCGGCTGCTTCAATAGTTCGGCAGTTAGCTGAAACGTAAACGTCTACACCGTAGAGGTTACCAATAAGACCACTGTTGACAGCCTGACCAGATACAAAGTCAGAAGACACGTAACGGTCAATACCCATGATAGTGTTACGAACAGAAGGTGGGATGATAAGCGCACGTCCGTCCATAGGTACGTTGTTGTCATCAAGCTTCTGGATCATGTCACGGAAGAACGCATCAGTGAATACGTCGTTTGCGTCCATTGTGTCGTCAACGTACTGAGTAGTAGTACCGTTGTCATTGAAGAAACAACCAGTGTGCTGGTAGTCAGTTTCTGCTGGGCTGAATACAACAGCGCCGCCGTCACCAAAGCCAGTACCTGCAGCGTGAAGGTCATTGTCGATTTGTACAGCAAGAGCATAACCAGCGTCTTCAGTGTAGAACTGACGCAGGCTAGAAAGAGCTTGTACTTCTACAATGTCCTCAATCAAGCGTGAGTACTCGAAGTGACGGTCAATGTCAACAGTCAACTCGCCTTCAGTGTTTGCAATGATAGTGACTGCTGTATCAGCAACCTTAGCATTTGCATCACCACGGACGGGCTTAGGCACATGTAGCTTGTCGCCTTTCTTGCCAGTCATAGCAAGCTTCTTGACAAGTGGAGCCATCTTCAGGTTCTTTTGGTAAGCAGCAATAATCTCGTCACTCCAAATTTCTGGAATGAAAGTATTCGCCTCTGTTTTCGCGGTAAAACCACCCGCGCCTGGATAAGTTGCAGTAGCCATGTCAATCTCCTAGATTATTTGACTCGACCCTCCGCATACGCTGCTAAGATATCTTCTGATAAAGCTTGGTAACGCTCGGGGTCTGTTTTCATTAGTTTAATAATGTCGGCCCTACGATATACTTTCTTACGTGATCCTTCAGCACTGCCTCGTGCATTGCCTGTATTAGCTGCCTTAAGTTGTTGCTTACGTGCTTGTTTTTCAACATTAGCAGTTTGCTGAGTAACTGTTTTACGCTCTTTCCAGAGTGAAAACAATTCATCAGCTGCGTCAGCGTCATACTGTTGGTCAGCTTGTACAAACAATTGAGTCCTAATCTTAGAAGCTTTAATCCAGTCAGCAAACTTAGGATCACCAAGAATTTGCTTCATGTCTGGATGTTTGTTATTTAAAACAGATAACGAAGACTGTTTCCGGTATTCGTCAGTATACTGCCTTGCTTCTTTTATACTAGGATGGTTCTCAATAGCACGATTGACAGCACTTTGTGGATCTGTAAAATAATCCATATCGTCTTCAGGCTCAACGTATTGCTGTTGAGGTGCTGATTGCTGTGGACTTTGACTAGAAATATAATCGTCCACAACTTTACGAAGCTCTCCTACTTCAGAGGATTGACGACCTAAAAGCTTTTCAGCTTCTTGGTGCATCTGTACTACTTCCTCTAGAGATTTATTTTGGTACTTCTCTGGAATTGTAGGTTCTTCTTGAGGTTGCTCAACTTCTTCTTGTTGAATCTCTTCTGCTTCGTTTTCAATGGTGTCCACGTTGTCCTCTTCAGGCTGTGGATCTATCATTGCTGCTCTTGACATAATTAAACTCCGTGATTATAATCATTATGGAGAGGATTTTTTACCTGCTTTTTCGTGTTCCCTAACCCACTTCATGTGTCTTCCAGGAAAATCTCCGGAAGCACCTTCGAGGTGGAAAGACGGGGCAGATACCATTTTTGTAGCGTTAGCACCACAACCGCACCTACTGGTTGTAGTACCACTCTTTACAAAATCTTCAAAGACATGCCCGTTAGTACAACGGAAGTCATATATTTTAAACATCTACAGGATCTTCTTCTTCTGCTTCGGCTTGGTCCCTAGCAGCTTCTATAGTACCCTGTAGATTAATTACTGTGGCAAAAGCAGCTACTTGGCCTTTACGGAAGTATAAATCTTCTACGTCTTTTACAGTCTGAATGTCTGCTAATTGTGTAGCGTTTGTGGAAAGCTCTTGCAAGAGTTGTTTAAAACCTTCACTATTGAAAAGTTCATTATAATTATTAAAATAGGTTTCAAGCTCTGGTGTCATAGTTTCCTCTAATGTTTAACTATAGTAATAGTATATCATATTTTTGTGTAAATGTCAAGCTTTTTTATTGGTTTTTCTACGCCTACCTGAAGCTGTGACTGCGTGTTTAATTTTATCTGGTCCTGTTTTGCGTTTAGCTGATGACTTTTTTTCTGCTGCAGTCATCTTAGCTGCAACTGCTTTGGGTCTACAGGAAGGGTACGGACGTTTACTTTTGCTTGCAGATTTACGGCCACAAGGCTTGCCTGTTTTAACATCAACCCATTCTTCATTAAACCACTTAGTAAGACCGCCTTTGGTTTTACTCATAAGTACCACCGCGCTTCTTGTACTCTTTTGTTAACCAGCCGGAAGCATAAGCACTAGGCCATACCTTGTACTTTTTCTTTGCTTCTGCCTTGACTCTAGAATACAACGCCTTGTTTTTAGGAGTAGGTCCAGGCTTTTTAGTTTTAGCCATGACTACTTCTTTTTGTTTTTCTTGTTAGTCATTGTGCGTTGACCGCGTTTAGGTAGTGCAGGCTTTGCTTTAGGCTTAGTTTTATTCATTTTCATTCCATAACCGGGCATAGCTTTCTCCTTTGTTTTATCAAAACATCATAAAAGTGTATGAATCGTTTTTACCAACGTCCTCTTGTTTTTCTTTAGCGTCGTACTTAGTAGAAATACCTTGATCTTGCATTTCTTTAATTCTACGCTTAGATGTTTCACACATAGAGTAATATTCAGTTGGTCGGTAACTTACTGTATGATCTTTATCTTTCATTTTTTACTCCTATGAACTTTTTGAACTTCAAAGTTAGCTGCTTTAGAAGCTCCTTTGTGTGGTTTATAGCCTTCGGCTGGGTCTTTCATAAGTTTATAAGTACTGCCACTTTTCATCCAGTGGTGGCCTTTAGGTGCATTAACTTTCATATAGTCACCAATTTTTACACGACCAGTATCGTGCTGTTAGTTTATCAGGCGGGTTTGTGTCACACTTGTGACGTGCTCTAAACGACTTACGTCGATCTGGTTGATCTTTTTTAATAGTCATGTTTTTGTCACCAAAGCGTATAGTCTTAACTTTATCACCGTCCTTGGCAACTACTACAAACTTTTTAGTAGGATGACTAGGCGTTCGCTTCGGTTTGTTGTACCCGCTTACCCCTGCTCGTGCTAGTCTTGGGTCCGCTTTCTTGTTTGACATTAGACAGTTCCTCCACCTTCTGTTCCAGTTCCGTTATTCGGTTCCACTGGTGTTGGAATTCCTGGTTGACTCTCTGTAGGAGAAGTCTCAGTTCGTGGTCTGTTAGCATTGTTTTTACCTTCTATTTGTTGTTTTTTAAGGAGAGTATCAGCAACTTTCATACGTCGCTCAAACTCTTTATCTTCTGCGTCACCTTCACGAAGGTTTCTAGTGACGGCGTTAATACGGTCAATCTCAAGTTCCATAGGTACAGCTTGAGCTTCAGCAGCCAACTTAGCAGCTCGTGCTTGTGACTCTTGTGCCTGTGACGCTAACAACTGCGTTTGTGACTGCTGGAACTGCATTTGTGTTTGTTGCGCTGCTTGAGCCATTTGTTGCGCTTGTGGGTTAGGTTGTGATGCTTGAACCAAAGCAGCAAGTAGTTCTTCACGATTAGACAAGTTCATGTTGTCAATAACGGACTGAATCAGTGTGTTGTACAACGGAGAGTCTTGACCCATAGTTTGTAGCAACTGTACTAGTTGAGTTACTTCGTACTCTCTTGCAATAATACCAAGAGTACTACTTGCGTTAAACTTGTAGTCAGCAACTGGATAGTTCTCAGGATCAAACTGCATGTAACGGTACGCTGCTTTCTTAACAAACGGAATCAAGAAAGACTGCTGGAAGTTAATCAGTGTGCGTTTATGACGCTTAATAATAGCGCCAAGAGACATACTAATACCAGCGGCAGTACTTTCGCCATTAACACTACCTGCAATTCCTGCTGAGTCCACGGCTCCTGTTGCTTGCTGTACCATTTGTTGCAAGGCTGCTGCTTGGTTAAAAGTAATTTGACCAACTTGACCAAAGTTAAACGGTTGAAGTATTTCACGAGGATCTCCGCTGGTTAAAATCATTTTACCGGGTCGTACTTCTGGCTTTGCACCTCGTGGTAAACGAGTAGCGTCAATAGCCATCATGGGGTGAATAGTAAGGCTTAAGGCGTCGATTCTAGCCCTTAACTCTGTATCCAAAGCCTTCTGACTGTTGTAACCTTTCTCACAAACACCACGACCCCAGAATCGACCAGGTACTACGTCCCAAGGAAAAGCAACTACAGGTCTGTCCTGCATCATGTAAGGGTTAGCTTCTGCCTTAAGTAAAATACCACCGTTAGCAATGACTACAACGGCCTCTACGTAACGTGAGCCTTCTTCCCCTTCTCCTAGTACCTCTTCTTCGTCCTCGTCGCTCAGAGCGGATTCTAGAAGCTCTCGTGGCACTAGGCCATAGTACTTAGTAAGACGTACCTTGTCGTCATTGTAAATTGTTATGTCTTGATCAGGTTCCAAATCAGTATCAGGAGCGGCAGAACCAACGTACACGTCACGATAGACACCTTGTTCTTGTAACAGTTCTACATGGTGCTTGCTTACAAACTCATCTATAGCTACGCCCATAGCGTCATCTACGGACGTAGCTACAGGATCAAGTAGGAAGTTCTGAGGTAGTACAGGCTTAAGTTTAACTTTAACACGGTCCTTCATTGTAACGCCTACAGCCTGTAGATCACCATCCATAATAGGCTGAGTAGCAGGAGCCATTTCTTTTGTTTCTTCAATAATAATTTCACCAATGCCTGTACCAAATACTGCAGAGTTAATAAGGCATTCTGCAACGGCTTTACGTACCATGCAGTCTTCAAAGTCTTCGGTTAATTTATTACGTAAAAACTGCACGTCTCCACGAGCCGTGTCTCCCATGTTGTCACTAACATCAAACCACTTACCACGACCAAACGTAGCTTCTTCTAACTCAGCAACATTAGACTCGACAGCCTGCTGTAGTGCAGGAGAAATAATACGGGAACGCTCAGACTTACGGTCACTGTCAGCAGGATCCCATATGCCACGCCAAAGTCTATAGTACTCTTCAAACCTTGCTTCATAATTTGACTCGTAATAGTCACGCCAGTTTTCACATTTAGTTATGACCCAGTCTTCAATTGTTTGTTCAACTAAAAGCGGATCTTGTTCGTATAGTTCACTCATATTAATATCCTGCTACAATGTCTAGGATTTCATGGTTTTCAATTTCGTAATCGTAGTTATAAGCCACGTTTGCTAACTGGTCGATGTACGCTAATGCGTCCACCAAGTCATCATGGGTCAAAGGGTCAGGAAACTGAAAGAGCTGGTCTAGAAAACGACTGTTCCATTCTCCCTTGTTTAGTGAAACAAAACCGTTTTCAAAACGTCCCTGTAGCGCCCACATAACCCTATCGGTCTTTTTCTTGTTACCGTGTGTTAACTCTTCAATCCTAAAGAAAGTGCCGTATTTCTTTTGTAGATCCATTAGAGGCGACATAACGGCTTGCTTTGCAATACCTCTTTCGATTCCCACCGACACGGGTTGATAATCTCTAACGGCCTGAAATATCTTAGTTGCTGTTTCGTCAAGTGACCATCTGCCATATATGATATTGTCAACAAACCAACCATGCTCATTGACCTTAACCACGGCAATCGCTGTGTCGTCAAGCTTAGTATTCTTGGTTCGTTTCTTGTTGACTTCTTCAAAGCCTGCCAAGTCAACAGCAATGTAATAGTCTCCTATTTCCGGCTCATCCTCACTAAAGCGTACCCAGTCTTCCTTAAACATCTCTGAACCACGGGCTTCAAACGACGCCATAAATTCCTGACGAAACGCATAAGAAGACATAGACTTTTTAGCAATATCGATTTCAGACGGATCAAGAAGAGGATTATCGTAAGAAGTAAAGTGCCATGCCTTGTACGTTTCATCATCACCTAATTCCGCATATTTATACAGTTCATAGAAATGGTTGCGACCCATCGGTGTCCCAATAAACATTGCACATCCCTTTTGGTCAGCCAATGCAGGTCTTAGGATCTGCTCGAATACGTCAGGCTTCATGTCTGCGTACTCGTCCAACACTAAGAACTTAAGTGACACACCTCGCATTGTCTCTGGTCTGTCAGCACCTTTGAGGCTGATGGTGGCTCCATTGACCAGCTTGATTTGCAAATTATTAATGTGACTACCAGCAATAACAGGATTTCCCAATTCCAAGAGGGTTTGCCACATAATGTCTCTGGCTTGTCCTTGAGTAGGTGCGACGTAAAATACATGACCTCTGTCCGCCTGTAGTGCGTTAACAATTAACATCCACGCTGCTAACCTAGACTTACCTGTACGTCGTCCAGCAGCTACTATTTTAAACCGTGTTTCGTCTGCCCAAACATCTTGTTGCCAAGGCAGCAACTCTATATTAAGATCAGTCAAGGTCGTCTAGCTCTTCTTCAGTTAATTCACGTATAGGAATATCTAGATTATTTAGTAATTCATTTACTTTACTTAGCGTTTCAAACTTATGAAACACAGCGGGTACTGCCCGACGACCTGTTAATGTTTCTACCATGTCCCAACCTGTAGGACCTGGAGGCATTTGTACATAACGGTGCTCTATGTCTTTTTCTGTTAGTTTTCTTCTTAATGCACGACAGCCCATGCACCAATCAGCACCAATAATTACAAACATGCTAGAAGTTTAGCCTCGGTGTTGCTGGTATTAACTCAAAAGAAATAATACTGACAAACGTAGAAGCAGCTTCTGGTGTTAGTATTAAGGTGTCTCCTTCTTTTGCAACAAGAAACTCACCAAACTGTCCACCAAACTCTAGAAACTCACCGCTGCCTACGTTCTTTCCTGCTAGAAAATCTATGTTGACACTGTTATGCACCCAACGAGCATCAATACTTTTACTGCTACCTGTCGTATTAGAAATAAACAAGTAGGTAACAATAGCATCATAGCCACTGGGTACATCTAGTATTGTGTTAGC